ACAGTCATTGGTGGATCAGCGCAGACACTGTTTATGAAAGCAGGATATGACTACAGCGATGCATACCAGACGTTTCCTTTAACATTAACTGATAGCAACCCTGCGGAGTATGGTATAGCAGAGTACAATATTGCTGAGTACACTATAGGTACAGCAGTAGAAAGCATGAGAGCGCCTATCGGGGGAACAGGTAATGTTTTGCAGGTAGGTGTTGAATGTGACATTGATGGGGCAGAGCTATCTGTTCAGAAACTAGATATATTTATTCAACAAGGTAGAGTGTTCTAATGAGTAATTACACTAAAACTACAGACTTTGCGGCAAAGGATTCACTCTCAACCGGTGATGCCGCTAAAATTGTTAAAGGTGCAGAAATTGATGCAGAGTTTGAGGCGATTGAAACTGCGGTTGCAACAAAAGCAGAATTAGCAGGTAGTGCTTCTCAGAACTTTGCTGTCAATGCTCTTAGTGTTGCAGGTGATGTTACCTTAACTGGTAATATTGTAGGCAGAGCCGCAGTGGTGGCTTGGGCGCGTTTTGACGGCACAGGTACTGTTGCATTGTATGATAGTTTTAATGTCTCTGCTCTTACAGACAATGGAACTGGCGACTACACACTAACGCTTACAAATACACTAGACACTATTCATCCTGCTCTTGCGGGAAGCGCGGGGCCGGTAGACCGTATGGTTTTCTTTGATATGGATAATGGTAATAACAATACAGAGATTCAGACCAAAGTATTGAATGTTAGTGCTGACGCTCTGGCAGATTCTGACTTTGTTTGTGTCGTTGCTGTAGCTTAAGGAAGATCAAATGTCACAAGTAATTATTTACCCTAACACTAACGGCGGAGTGGCTGTTGTAACTCCGGTTTTATCTGAAGGTGAGACAGTTCAGGATATTGCCGCAAAGGTTGTACCTGAAGGTGTGTCTTCTCAAATTATTAACAAGACAGAAATACCAACGGATCGTACATTAAGAGCCGCTTGGGAGTACGGAGTATCAGCAGTAGAAGTAAACGTCACTAAAGCAAAAGACCTTGCTCATACTGTTAGAAGAACTGCTCGTGCAAAAGAGTTTGCACCTTACGATGACATCATTGCTAAACAGATTCCGGGAGCAGACGCTACAGAAGCTGAAGCACAACGTGTACTAATTCGTTCTAAGTATGATACTAAACAAACAGAGATTGATGATTGCACTACTCCTGAAGCAATAACAACAATTGTAAAAGGAATGATCTCATGATCTTAGCAAATCTTAGACCACCGGCAACCCCAATGATTCCTAACTTTACACAGCAGGGTATGTTCGGCGGAGTAAGTTATCCACAGTTCAACAGGGGATATAATCCATATCAATCGTACAATCCTTTTCAATTTGGTAGTCCTTACATGATGAATCCCTATGGTGGTATGTTTAGTCCGTTTATGCAACAACCTATCATGTATGATCCTTTAAGGCAAAGTCAACTAACTGGTGGAACTCCAAATGATACGTCAATAGGTAATCCAATGTTTACCAATCAAGAATTTTTTGGGTTGCTAAGTAATTTATTACCCGGCGTTTCGGCATTAAGAGGAGTTGGTAATACTATTGCAGGTGGACTGAGATTTTTTGACGGTAATACTACTCCAAGTACAACAGATGATGCAAGAAGTATGTCATCTAGTCAAGCTGCTTCTTTAAGGGCGGCAGATACTTCCTACGGCCCAAGTTATTAAGGACTAAAATATGTTAGAACGATTAGCACTAGCCGCGGCACCCGCATTGATCGGGGGTCTTTTTGGGGGAGGAGATAGCGGTGGTCAACGTATCTCTCAAGAAGCAGTAAATCGTGCAAGAGAGATTGCACCTTACGGTACATTTAGACCGTACACTGTAACGACATCAATGGGTCAACAGGGCTACAATCCTATTACTGGTCAACAGTACTCAATGATGACTCCTCAGTATCAACAGTTACTGAATCAGTCTCTTGCGGGTGCAAGTAATATTTATGGTCAGTTAGGTTCTTTTGATCCTGCCGAGCGAGCGCAAGAAATTTACCAAGAACAAGAAAAAATGTTACGACCTTCATTCCAACAGCAAGCAACTGATCTACAATCTCGTTTGTTTGGTTCTGGGCGTTTAGGGCTACGTCTTGCAGGCGAATCACAAGGACTTGGTACAGATTCAGGAATGGTACAACCTGACGCACTTGGTTTAGGCAGAGCGCAACAACAGACTCTTGCACAGCTTGCTGCAGGTTCACGGTCACAGGCATTAGGTGAGATGCAACAGTTACAAGGCGTTGCAGGCAATCTGCTTCAGTCTGGCTTGGGTATCACAGGTACAGAAGCTGAGCTAATCAAGTTAGGGGTTGATGCTGAGACTGCACGTGCGGCGGCACAGCTTGCTGCAGGTAGTTTAGAACTATCACCCTACGGCGTAGCAACTCAGGCTTCAGCACAAGCGGGTACTAATCGCATGAATTTGTTTGGTGGTATCAGTTCTGGTTTGTTAAGTACTCCGGGTTTGTTTAGTTCTACGCCACAATCAGCGGCAACGCCTATGTTTGGCCCATTAGCCGGAGGATATGCCGGAGCAACTACACCTGCTCAAAGCTACGCTAATAATTTCTTATTTAATTTATTACCGAGGTAGCCTCATGGCAACACGTAATCAAGTATTAAGTTTGTTCGGGGTATCTCCGCAACAGATCATGGAACAACAAGCGCAACAGCAAGCTCAAGCAGTACAAGCAATTCGTGACCCTTATCAACAAGTAGGTACTGCTATTGGTGTAGGTCTTGGTCGTTTGTTAGGTGGTAAGTCTGCTGAAGTTATGCAAGCTGAGCAGATGCAAGAGGCTTTGCAAGGTATTAATCCTGAAGATCCTGCACAATTACGAGAGTTAGCTAGAACAGTACAGACGTTTGCACCTGAGCGTTCACTTCAACTACTTGACCGTGCGATGCAAATAGAAGATCAAGGTCTTGCCCGTAAAACAGACGAACTACGTTTAGAAGTAGCTAAAGAACGTCTGGAAACTATGCGAGGAGAGAAGGACGAAGCGGCACGTGCAAAAACCAATGCTATTAACATGTTTAAAAATCTAGACGGCGGTGCGCCTTATGCTAGTGCAATTGAGGCAGGTTTATTAGATCCGTCAGCCGCTTATAAAACATTCCAAGAGCAAGGTCAACTCGATGTATCTGAAATACAAACATACAACGACGGTACACAAGAGATTTTAGCAGGTGTTGATAGTCAAGGCCGAGTAGTGCAGGCAACCCCCGCCGGATGGCAACGTGTGGAAGGGGATTGGACGCAAGGAAAAGTGCCTACAAACGGAAGCAAAGATTCTATTAAACCTGTCGGGTCAACTACTTCTGAAATGACCGAAGTGCTAGCGGCTGATGATGATTTAACAACTAAAATAAACGCACTAGTTACAGAGCCAAGAAGTAAATGGATTTCGTGGATTCCGGGAATCGATGATACTACTACAGATTCTGACAAAGCGGTCATTGTTACAAACGAAGTTATTCGTCGTGCTAAAGAACTTCAAAAAAATATTCCAGAAGGGGCTGAACGTGGCCTGTCTGCGCAAGAAGCTCTTAATCAAGCATTGATGGAGTACAAAACAAAAATAGATTCAACTGGCAATACCAATACCGTTTTGACAAAAGATCCTAAAACAGGAAAATACAAATAATGGTTGATGTCCGTAATCAAATTACTGTTGAAGAACTTGATCGTCTTCGTGAGCTAACACAGGTTCGTCCAGACAAAGAGTTGTTAGAACGTAATGTGCGTACTGTTACAGAAGTTGCAAGAGTAACAGGGCAGGACAAAGCCGCTGAAACTATTGAGCAGAACGTAGCTAACCTACCTGATGACACTATTGTTGACATTACTGAAGATATGGTAGCAAGATCTACAGATCTTCAACGTGATGGGGCTTTACCCGGAGATAAGATTGTTAACGGAAATCTTAGGCGTTTAGTTTCGGAAGAACCTCGTGGACGTATTTTAACTGCATCTGACATTGCATTTTCAACAGACTTAAAAGCCGATGGCGCAGAACCGGGAGATATGATTGCAGATGGAGAGTTAATTAAATCTGGAGAAAATGACCCGTATCGTAATATTATGTATGATTATGAAAAGTCTGCAGGTCTTATGAGCAATATGACAGATTATCTTAACTCTCAGTTTCCGTTGCCTGAGTTTACTTTTAATTTTACTGATCCTCTTAACTTTATTGATATTCATTTTGATGATCCAACCTATCAACGTGTTCTTGAGATGTCTCCTCAAGAGCGGCGTGATTTTTTTATTGAACAGAAAGAACAAAAACTTGCAGACATGCGTCAAAACTTTGAACCTACTGGAAGTATAATCGGAACTATTGCAGGCTCTGTTGATCCTACTTTGTTGTACGGACTCACGGCTCGTGGTTTAAACGCCATTGCTGTAGGTCTTGGCTTTGGTGGTGCGTTCGAGGCCAGTGAACAATTAGCCAAAACAGGAACAATTAATAAACCGGTAGATGTAGCTGAAAGTGCATTGATTGGTGGAGTAGCCGTACCTGTAGCATCTGCTGTAATCGGTGGAGGACAGCGTTTGTATGGTTCTTTATCAAAACCTGTGCGTAAAAAAAATGCTGACAAGGCAATTGACAGCGTAAACAAGATTGTTGAAAAAGAACTTGCTCTAGGTAAGCCTGCGTCTGAAGCTATTGAAACAGCTAAGACTCGTTTAAATTTATCAGATCAAAAATTAGCTGAGTTTGCATCGTTATCTGGCAAGCCTATTGGAGGCAAGCCTGCATCTCAAAAAGCAGAAGAAATTATTAATGATGAATTAGCAAATGATTCTGTGTTGTTACAAGGCCAATCTAAAAAGTGGAATGATTTTTTAAATGTCGTGTCAACTGAGGTTGCAGAAGTAAGTCCTAAAATTGGTGCGCAGTTTAAAAGGTTTCAAGCTGAATTGCAAGCCAACACAGGTAAGAATATGCAAAAAGCTCTTCCGTTTATCGACGAGATGAAAAAACTTAATAATGACAATAAAAAATTAATTACAATGCACTTAAATAACCGCAACTATCAAGCGGCCAAAGATATTGCTAGTAAATATAGTTCAAGATTGGCTGAATCTATTGATGATGTAAAAGAAATTTTTAACCAATATGGAGATGAGATTGAATCTGCGTTTGGTGTGGAATTAAATCGTAAAGACTTTTTTTCTAGAAGCGTACATGACTTAGACGGGCTTTTAAAAGAGTATAGCTCAGCCGATAGGAATACCATTCAACAAGCCTTTAAGGATGTTGCCAAAAGTAAAGGTAAATCAGTTGAGGAATTAACTGACCCAGAACGTGCGAATATACTTAACAAAGTTGTGCAAGGGTACAAGATTACTTACGTTAACGACAAGTTGAATATTATTTCCCCTGCAACGAAAGCAATAGGCAAGGGCAAAGGAGTGTTAGCACCTCGTAATATTGAGACTGTTACGCCAGAAATGATGAAGTATTACGACACGGCAGATGTGGCACTGGCAAAATATATACGTCGGACTACTGACTCCTTAGCAAAACAAAAGTTTTTAGGTAAGTCTAATGTATTTGCAGACGGTATTGACGGTGTAAACATCCCAGACAGTCTTGGTGCTTTTTTAAATAAAGAACTTCGTGAAGGTAACATTACCGAAAACCAAGTAGAAAGACTAACCTATTTGTTTAACGCTAGATTTGGTGCTGGCGAGCAAGGCATTGGAGAGGTATGGACAGGTTTGAGGGATTTAGGCTACCTTGGTACTATTGCAGATCCTTTATCAGCATTGGTACAGATTACTGACCTTGCCGCTTCTGGTGCTTTGTTTGGATTCCGTAACACTCTCCGCACAATGTTTGGACAAAAACGAATTACTATTGCTGATGCGGCTCTTGAGCGTGTGTCAGCAGAGATGAGTGAGTCTCCTCGTCTGACTGGTAAAGTGTTAGATGCCGCTTTTACTGCAACAGGATTTAGAGCAATTGACCGCTTAGGTAAAGAAACTATTATGAACTCTGCTTTAGCTAGGTTTGAAAAACTTGCTAAGACACCGAAAGGTAAAGATCAAATTCGAAAAGATTACGCAGATTTTTTAGGTAAAGATTTAGAAGCAACTATCGCCAATCTTGAAAACAAAGTACTAGACGACAATATCAAGGCGATGGCTATTAACGAGCTTTCAAATTTACAACCAATTACGAATAGTGAGTTAGCTGTGGCTTACTTAGCTAATGCTGATCCAATTACACGTTTGTTGTACATGTTAAAATCATTTACAGTAAAACAGTATGACCTTGTTCGTCGAGAAATTTACAATAAAATAAAAGAAGGTAAGTACATAGAAGCGGCTCGTATGACGGTAGCATTAGGCTCTGCATGGGCTGTTGCAGGAGCAAGTATCAATACTGTTAAAGATCTATTGTTAAACAGAGAAGTCAGACCAGAAGAAATACCTAACTCGGCATTGTGGTCTTTGCTTGGTATCTTTGGAATTAATAAGTACACAAGTGAGCGTTACTTAGCACGTCGTGATGTTAAAGGAGCAGTGATTAACTACATTGTTCCTGCTACTCCGATAATTGATGCGGCTGTTAACCGTGGATATGATGCTCTTGTTAATCAAGAAGTTGATATTGAAGAATTGCAAAAGGATGTTAAGGTTCTCCCCGGCGGGGATATTATTTACAATTGGTTCTTAGGCGGTGCTGAAAAGTTTAACGAGCGTGAGGAGCAAAAACGTAGATCAGCAGAACTTGCAAGACAACGTGAACGATTAGGTCTGCCGGACTAAAAAGAAGGGGACGTAAGAGTCCCCCTAAGTCCACTGGAGGGTGGTTCAGAAGTCAACAAGTCCGTAGACACTGCCAACCATAATCTTTACAAACGGTATGTTGAAGATGTATCCATCAAAGAAGAATACTTGTGCATCATCTTCTGACTCATCTGTCATATGTCCGTAGATTGGCTGAGCCTCAACAGACTCAACAGACAATCCAAAGACATGCCAAAATCTAACTGATACTACCATCCCCAATCTTCTCCTTTTAGCCCATGTGCGTTGTAGTCTGTAACGCGCTTCTCAAAGAAGTTACTCATAGAACTTCCTCCAAGAATCTCTTCCATCCACGGTAGAGGGTTCTCCTTAACCTTCCAGTTCGTCTTGAGACCAAGCTGCAATAGTCTGCGATCGGCGAGATAGCGGATATACTGCTTGACGTCTGTTGCTGACAAACCTTCCAAGTCACCCATCTCATAAGCAAGATCAATAACCTTGTCTTCAAGTTTTACCGCAGTGCGGAACATCTCATAGATTTCTTTCTTAAAATCATCATTAATAATGCGCGGATGTTCAGTACAATAGTCCCTGAATAACTTAGCCATACCCTCTGCGTGTTGTGACTCATCACGTACTGACCACTCAACAACAGTACACATACCCGGCATCTTACCGAACCGTTGATAGTTGAGTAGCATTGCAAACGCACTGAACAGTGACATCCCTTCATTCAACACCGAGCGTGCAATAGCTAAGGCTGTACCTTGTACACTATGTACGTCAATATCGGACATGAACTCTAGCTTTTCAGCCATCTGCTGATACTCTAAGAATGCTGTAAACTCCTCTTCCGGAAGTCCGAGAGTGTCATTGAGTAAGGCGTATGCTCGTTGGTGGATGAACTCACGAGAAGCAAAGGCTGTGAGCATGGCTCTAATCTCATTGTTCTTGAACTTGGGTATATAATACTCAAGATAGTTTGTTCCAACCGCCACGTCTGTTTGTGTAAATAACCGCAGGATTTGAGTGATGTGGTTCTTTTCTTCCTGCGATAATGCTCCTGACTTCCAATGATTGACATCCGTCTGTAACTCCAATTCGTCCTCGATCCAGTGGATGCGCTCATGTTCTGTTGCGTATGTTACCGCCCAAGGATATGCGAATGGTTTATAGCTTTTGCTCTGTTCCTGCAAGCTCATATAATTGTTTCTCCAGTGTGTCTAGTTTGTTTGATAACTCTGTGATTGTATCATAACAATCGTTTAATAATCGTTGGTTGAACGGGTCTAAATCTTTGATAATTTTAAGCCGCTCTAAAAGATTACTTACCCCTGACATGATATACATCCCTCCTCATCTTCAAAGTCTTTCAGAGCATTGCGGTCTACCTTAGTACCAACCTTCTCTGCTGTAACACCTGCAGTCGTTCGTAAGTAGTAAAGTCCTTTTAGTTTTTCCTTCCACGCCTTAAGGTGTACTTGGTTGACGATAGCCTTGTCTGTCCCAGATGGGAAGAATACGTTGACACTCTGCCCTTGACAGATAAAATCCTGCCGTTTGGCTGAATGCTCAACAACCCAGTTCTGGTCTAACTCGAAGGCTGTTTTAAAAGTATCTTTCTCAACGTCCGATAGAAACTCCAGATGCTGTACCGATCCTTCAGCCTCCATAATAGACTGCCAAACCTTCTTAGTGTTCTGACCTTTCTCCGTGAGTAACTCCGCCAGGTACGGATTGCGTACTGTGTGAGACCCTGCACGAGTCCTGTGTACATAACAATTGCTAATACGAGGCTCGATACTGGCAGAGCAACCACACAGAATAGAACTGTTAGCGTTAGGAGCGATAGCAAGTAGATGCATATTCCTAAGACCAGTACCATAGCCGTCAGGACATTCCCCACGCTCGATAGCAAGTTGGTAAGTAGAATACTCTGCTTGTTGTTTGATGTCTTGGAATATACGATAGTTTTCACTTGCAGCCTTCCATGATTCCCACGCTAGTCCTTTTGATTGGAGGTAGCCGTGGAACCCCATTGCTCCAAGACCGATGCTACGCTCTCTGTATGCTGAGAATACAGCTTTTCCCAATTCTTCTGGTGCGTTGTCAATAAAGAATTGAAGGACGTTGTCCAAGAATCTGACAAGGTCTCCAACCATTCCGCTTGTTTTCCATTCGTCATACTTTTCAAGGTTGACTGAGGAAAGGCAGCAGACTGCTGTGCGGTCTTCACTTGTTGCGAGATGGATTTCGTTGCAGAGGTTACTGCCATTAATTGACAATCCAAGTTTTCTTTGAGCTTCTGGTAAACCTCGTCTGGCTGTGTCGATAAAGTTAAGATATGGACTGCCAGTTCTGAAGCGAGCTTCAAGTATTCGTTGCCAAAGTCTGCGAGCTTGGACTGTCTCTCTAACAATTCCTGTACTTGGGTCTGTAAGATTCCATTCGGTATCATTGATTACACTCTCCATAAATTCATCTGTGATATTCACAGCATTAAATAAATTAAAACACTTTCGGTTTATATCACCACCCGTTGCTACTTTAAAGGAAACAAACTCCTCAATGTCAGGGTGCGATACATCCATGTATGCGGCATAGCTACCTTTTCTTGTCTTTCCTTGTTTGTAAGCTGTCATCTGGCTGTCCACTACTTTCATGAACGGTATCGGGCCGGGGGCTTTGTCGCTGATCCCTCTCACGTCTGACCAATGCCCACCCACACCGCCGCCCTTTACGGAAAGCCATGCTACTTCACCATTATGTTCAATAAGAGAATTAAGAGTGTCGCCCACGTAAGTAAGGAAACAGCTAATAGGCAAGCCACGTATTTTTCCGTTCGGTTCCGGGGCATTGCTGAGGACAGGTGACGCAAACATAAACCAACCTTTTGAGGCATAGTCATAAATGCGTTGTGCAAGTTCCATATCATCTTGGCAGTAAGCCACTGCAGCACGAGCGAAAGCTTGCTGAGGACTCTCTTCACTGTCGAGCATGTAGTAATCACGCATAAGCGTAATAGCTTGGTTGCTGAGGCGATCATCTCTTTCATCATCAATCGTTATCCCAAGGTGTTGTTTCATCTAAATCTAACTCCAGTGTCTCTTGTTTTTCTTCGACCCGATCAGAAAACCGATCTATCAACTCAGTAGAGGTAATATCTAATGTTTCCATAACAGTTACCTCATCTAACTGCTTGAGTTTATCCTTAACTTCTTCAAGGGTAAGCATCTATTTTACCACACTTCAATCAATTTGTCAAGGTAATGTTTGCATTTTTGCAAGTCTAACATACCGCCTTTATCTTGAAACCTAGCTATGTATTTGATTACATTGCCTATCAAAAATCCCTTAAACTGTTCTTCAGTCATCCATTCCTGCATAGCGTCCCAAGGCTGAATGTCTTTCTTTGTGTAGTGAGTACCTCCTAATTGATACTCACGAGCCATTGAATGTAAATCAGGCATAACGCTCCCTCAAGTAGTTAATAGACACAGGCATCTCATCGAACGATCCATCAGTGACTTCATGTAGCATCCAGATACCAGACCATGATCCGTTAGTCTGAGGATTCAAATAGTCCTCATCATGTTGGTAATAGATACCTGCAAACAATCCAGTAATGCGCTTACCGTCAGCACGTTTAGCATATGAGATGCTACGATCTTGAACGTGACCCATCACACAACTCATATGTTGCTTAGTCAACAAAGCATTTGATGAACTTACTGGTCGTCCCATAACGCCAGATACAAAGTAATGACTATAACAAACGCCATCAATAACAACTGGCTGTAGAAAATCATGTACCTCCCACCCCATCTCAGTTAAATAAAGATCATTGAAAGACATCAACCCTTCTAGTTTAGGGTCAGCGTTGATTGCACGAGCAATACGATACTCATGGTTGCCTAACGTAAATACTAAACGTGGAGTCCACTGTTTGTGCTTGTTACGGGCAAGCCTCTTCTGCTCCTTCTGAATCGGAGCGAGGAACGTCTTCATGGCTTCAATACCTGAGTTAATATCGTTGATATAACGACGCCCCTCAAATGACTTCTTACCTACGTCATAGGTTGACAACGAGGGCAAGTCAAAGTGGTCTCCAATGTGTACGATAACGTCAGGCTTCTTCTCAACGGCATATTCTCCTGCCCATCTCAGGTGTTCAATCGGATGTCCCGGCTTAACTTGAGTGTCAGGTATGACCATGTGTTTCATTTCTGATTCCTCAGTAACTCAAAGAAATGCTCTGCATCAACTACTGCGAGAGGTTTTCTTCTGTTTTCTTTAACGATGACAAGTGGCTGTGCATCACCTCTATTGTTGCACTGGTCAACATAGCGATAGACTCCAACTCTCGCAAGCGACTTGCATTCGACATCATACGAGAAAGACTTGCGAGCCAGAGGGCTAAGTTGAACATCAGAACCACTAACACCCATACTGGTTGATCGAACATCATCACTCTCCAGGTGCGGATACGTCAGAAGAATCTGCTCCGCTGCCCACTGTTGCAGTTTCCTGCCCTTGGCCTTCGCGCTCTGTGTTTTCATATGGAGGCTCCCATAACTGATTAGGATAGCGTTGAAGGAACAGTAAGCGTCCATTCTCTACTGCTCTTTCAACACTGCCTAACTTCTCTACGCAAATGTCAAACATCTTCTGTTCTGATTTGCCTTCCAATAGCTTCCTCGCTTTGACAGGGCCGATACCGTCAACACCAATGATGTTGTCGATTCTGTCTCCAACGAGGAACTGCATATAAAAGTTAAGCAACCCCTCCTCTGGTTTGATGTAATACTTGCTCTTCTTAACAAAGTTGTAGTGCCATCCCTGCACTTGGTCAAAATCTTTATCAAGAGAAACAATGATAGATTCGTCACCTAGTGAGGTTGCCGCAATTGCGATCTCATCATCAGCTTCGTTTCCATCAGAGACGACACCATTCCATGAGGATACAAGATAGTCCCGTAGTAGATTGATATGGATAGGTTTATCTTTTTTACGGTTTCCCTTGTACTTCTCAGTGACGGCGACTTCATGCCGGAAGTTGGTTTTACCAGTGAGGTAAGTTGTCCACTCTCCACAATCAATATCGTGCATCAACATATCTTCCAAGAATGAAGCCATCGTTCTGATAGCAACATCTTCGGAATCATTGTTGGTTGCAAAACCTATGCGATAGCAAAGGATGTCACCGTCAATCAGAGCTTTCACAGTGTGTCGTCCGCTTCCACTAAATCAGACACATCAACACCGCCACCAGTGTACTCATTCAAGTCAGTTACTACCATCTTGACAATCCCAAGGGAGATGCCCTTCTGACCTGTTGGTGACTTCCAACCATAAGGCTTAACCATGAGGTTAGCTTTA